TGCTGACCGATTCCAAGGAACGCTTCCTCAAAGCCATCCGCCAGCAGTATGTCGCTGCTCTCATCTCCTAAGTACTCCCCCACTGCTTCAACTATTTCTCCTTCTGTCATATTATTAATCCGAAAAATCCATGTATTCCATTGTTGAATCAACTATTGATTTATATTCTCTCCTGTACTCTGATTTAGGCTTAACCTCAGTCATAGATGCAACAGCGCCAGATCTCTGTCTCATGAGATAGACGAGCATGCTTAACGAGTCAAGTGCATCTGGGCTGGACGAACGTGTACGCTTGCAGTACTCACCCTTCGATTCAACCCTGACAGTTCCCTGCCCCTTTTGCCTGTACCTACGAGCGGTTGCTTGCCGGACAAGATCCTCGTTGCGGAACCCATGCGCTATCTTTAGGTAGCCAAACTCTAGGTATTTCGCCAACCCAAACAACAACTCTGTAACCACCCCGTGATACAGTTCATTCGCACGCTGACTATCCTCGCCAAGAATGTGCGTTTCTGATGCCGCCCAAGAGTAGTTGATTCCCATCACCTCTGTGCCAAACAACGAACAGAGTGAATCATGGATGCCAGCGCCATTGCCTGTCCGGTCAACTGCCAGCCAGTTCGCTCCGATCCTCATATCCTTACAGAACTTGATGATTGCATGAGTCTGCTCCAACGTAGCCCTCTTCGGGAACGGAACCTGTGAGTCGAGTTGCAGGCAAGTGCGTTGCGATTTGAACTCATGGAATGTGCCAGCCTGATCAGTCCACCCATCGCATAACCCAAAGCGCCCATACGAACACATAACCTGATCGTTGCCTTCCAGCGCCAAGTCAAATGCCGCCAGAGGAACAACGGGGCCAACGAATCGCAGCATGCCCATCCCGTTATTCATCATGCTTGGCGTAATGATGCTCATTGCCATGCCTTCTTCAGGGAACCATCCCCGCGCCATCGTCATGGCTTCAGCCGTTCTGCCCCTGCTCATGTATCCCATGAAGCCCTGATAGGTTTGGAAGCCTGCAAAGGCTACTTTGCGTTGAATCACGTTTTCAGAGCGTGCGGCATCGAGCCGTAATACATGCCATCCTTCTTTCGATTCCCACTCGTAACTTTCCTCGCAGTCAATCGATCCCCATCCTTTGATCGGCTCGCATCGCTGACCAAAATCACTGGTACGATCCTTCGGGTTTGACGCTCCAAATATCTTAATGTGACCTTTGGCTCCGTTGATATCGGAGGTAGACATAATATTGTTAACGCCTTCCCATACGCCAGACGGGACTTCTTCGGCCTCATCTAGAATGACGTGCGTGCGTGAGAGCCTGCCCCACTTCTTGTGCGCTGCTCCGAATCGAGGCGTAGGATGGAACCCGCGCAATGTGCCATGACCGCTCTCTCCCTTTGGTATGGCAACCAGATGAATGCCCTGCTTGCTGTCACTCGATGCCTGTATGGACATCACCAGATCCTTCTCAGGGAACTCCGGCCTGACCAGAGCAGTGCGGTGAAAGTTTTTGATCGATGCAAAGATGTTGCGCTCGGCATGCTCAAGCGTCAGGGAAATGACTTTGATGTTGGTGTAGAATGGATCCCTAAACCAATCGAGATAGAACCATGCCGCTGCACCGAATGACTTGCCCATAGCGCCTGCTCCCTGAACTAGTACGAAGTCATGCTTGAACAGGTAGCGCCAAGTGTCCTGAGATGACTTAGGACGCCAGTTGTAGACCTCCGGCCCCCATAGGATGGTTGCAGCCGCCTCAAACTGATCCTTGTCCAACAAGTGTTGTACATGCTGAAGGATGATCTGCTTTGCCAGTTGAATGTTTAGCTCGATCTCATCCGGCGGATTGTGGCAATCCTCTAGCAGAATCATCTCTGCTGCGTTCAGGATCCCACTATGCTCGTCGGCGTCAACAGCCTCCCTGATGCGTGTAGCTAGAGCGATAGTTAACTCAACTGACTTAGACTCAGCGGTTCTTACCTTGTGATTTGCCATTGCGGTTCCACTATGTACTACTGCTGTTATGTGACGTTATTGATTGTTTTCCCTGTTTTTCATCTTAGAAATCAATGACTTCTGCTTGTTGCAGTCCTTTTGTAATTCATGCACCAAAGAGCGTAGGTCTCGGATTATTGAATTGAGGCGTTGTATCTCCCGTTGTTCAGGCGTTACTTCGTATGCTTTCATTAGATGGTATCGAGTTGAGGTTGGTCAGGGTCAATGGGAGCGGCTTCGTATTGAGCGTAATCGGTCTCTGGAGGCGTTTCTTCGCCTTGGAGTGCAGGCATAGCCGGAATCTCCTTTTCTACGATTTCAGCGTCAATGATGGCGGTATTGCGCCCCTTGCTCTTAAACACCAACTTCAGTTCGTTTGCATTTAGAATCTCATGGCGCTCTGGAGCGAACTCTCCGGCAATGCGTGCATCAGTGATAAGAGCAGAGAGCCTATCAAATGTAGCTATCAGCCTGCCATTGGGATTTCGAGTCACCTTGGTTGGGAACGTGCCTTCTACCATCTGGCGCAGGATCTCTCTCTTCCGGCTAATGGTCATCACTGATCGTAAAGCAACCTCGGTTTGAATTTCTGCGATGCGTTGTTTGACGTCTGCTCTGTGGTAGAGTTTGTGACCTGAAACGTGAGCGGAAGACGCAGCGTCTGGTTTGAGTTTCTTGTAGGCTTGGGCTTGAGTATCGCCTTCAGCAATTAGCCATGCGAAGCGTTCATGGAGTTGATTCGATAATGTTGGCATGTATTTATGCTTGTATGGATTTATTTGTAATTTGTTGTGTATGTATTTGATTATAAAAGTCTGTCAAATATTTTCTTGACACTTATCCCTTAAATCCCCTTATCTATCCCCTGAAGTTGTTTTTTTGTATCTTCCAATGCGGATCTGGCAATGAGTCCCATGTTTTCCCTGTCCGCGTAAATATCTGTGCCGTCGAGAAACAAATCCTCGATCCTCATTAACGCCGCTATAGCCTCGTCGCGTTTGTTTTGTAAGACGCAAACGGCGTGAAGCAAAGTGTAGCCCTCGGCGTCTTCCCCTAGATTTAGTCTAATGTCGTAAAGTTCCTCCCGCGCCTCGTCGCGTTCGCGCTTTAGATTTTCATTTGTTACTTTCAATACCCTTTTGTATGCCTTTGATTTTTGTGCATCCTCCCTCGCTTTGTCGCGCTCGCGTTCAAGTTGCTGCGCCCACTCGGTTGGCACAACATGGTTGCCTCTGGCGAGATCATCTGTTTCTGGTGTTGTTTGTTTCATTTTAATGCAACTCTCCTTATTTGACATGCAGGCCAGCCCAACGCATCGCACATGGCTTCATACTCTCTGGAGCGGATAAAGTGGAGCGCAGATTCGCGATCTTTGTCTTTGTGGTTTTGCGTGTTTTGGCGCTCGTACTGTTTGTCGTTTTTTAAATCGACGACAGCTTGAGTGATTATGTTTGCGATTAGAAGACGAGTGAATTTGACCTCGTTGTATTCCTTGTCTTGCTCTGTCAGTGGAACAAAAGCAAGCGCAGGCGTTGGATTCTGCGTTGTCATATTTATGGTAGTTTATTTATTAGGTCGATCCAATCTTTGCGAGGTTGGTTTTTCCAGTCGATGATTTGACCGATCTGGTAGGATTCTTCGCAGAGTTGTTTGTAATATGTAGGATTTGAAATCATGCAGTCAATCTCAGAACATGCTTTTTCTACGAATTCTTCAGCATTTAGCGGGAATAGTTTTCCTCCACCTAATTGGCTATACGTTGGAGCGATTCCTACAGGAGTGCCTATGTATGGAATTCCGCAAGCGTAAGCCTCTAGCATAGGATATGGGTTGCCCTCGATGAGTGACGGCGAGATCACTAAATCGATGCCACCATAAAGCATTTCAGCGCCTAGGAAGTTGACCCCTTCGTTTTTGACAAGAATTAGTCCGGTCTTCTCTGCTATTTGCTCTATTAGGTTTCCGCGCTTTACATCGAATCCCTGATCGATCCGGCAATACTTAGAGTTGTTTCCAATTATTTTTGGCTCTGTCGAGGTGTTGCGAGGATAGTTGTTTTGAAAGACGCCGATGCGAACTAGGTCAGGAACCCTGCCAATGCCGTGCGACAAAGATACGTTTTGAAGAATAGGAGCGATGGCTGCATACGCTCCAAACCTGTTAAAACAATCTTTGCTGATTCCGTTGTTAAGTGGATTGAACACGTCCCAATCCTGATGGAGAACGGCTATTGTTTTTTCGAGTGGAACTCCGTACCTGATGTTCAATTGAACGCATGCTTCTGGAGTAGAAACGAAATAATCGTATTTGTACTGAATATATTTGAACTCGTATGACGAATAGTTTCCTGTCCAGCATAGAATGTCGCAATAAACATCAGGGTACAGCACTTTGATTAGTTCATTGTGGATCTTTCCAAATACCCACCCGTTGTGAATGAAGAATAGAACCTTTTTCATTTTACGAAATAGCATGATTTGAAGACGCCGGAGTCCATATCTGTAACATGAAAATTATCAGGAAAAATGCCGTGATCATCTCGAAACTCAGTGACATATTTAACAACTCCGAATTCAATGTTTTGATGGTATACGTTTTCGTAATCATGCAGACCTATAATCCCTCCATATTTTAGTTTCTGCCACCAGCAGTCTAAGTCTCGTTTGATTCCCTCGTATGAATGATCGGCATCGATGTAAATGAAATCGAAATGTTGATCAGGAAACATTGCTGCCGCTATGTGAGAATAGTTGCGAACAACAGATACTTTCCCGTCTAGTTTTGCGGCTTTGGAGACAACTAATTCGTATTGCTCGTCTAATTGTTGCTGAGTGAAATCGAGATCGTTTTCAGCATGGTTGCCAGTATCTTTCCAGATATCGACCGCAATCGCTTTTTTAACATGATCGTTGACCATATTGAAAAGGTTAGCGCCATCCCTGACGCCAATCTCGCAAATCGTTTTAATGTTTAGGTCTTGAAATACAGACGCAATTTGATCTCTGTTTTCTACGCGCCGTAATATTTTAATTTTATTTCGGACGCTTTTATCTGATTCGGTTTTTGTTTTGAACGTGCATGGGTAATGTTTTTTCATCGCTTCAATATTGTGTCCTTGCGCGTACCATCCTTTGCCTTCGTAAACGTCGAGAACGTCTGCGAAGTACTTTTCATAAAGAGGGAAAACTTTATCGAATGAAAAATTAGTTCCAAAGTCTCTACAATCGTGAGGGTCAATCCTGTAAATGTTTCGCACTGCGTCCACATAATCTCCCATAGTCCTGCATCTGTAGCCTGTAATGCCGTGTAGGTTGTTTTCGGTAAATGATCCCCAGTCGCTCGTTATTGTCGGAGTTCCGCTTAAAAGGTTTTCTACCTGAACTCCTCCAAACGGCTCAACGTATTGTGAAGGGATAAACGATGCTTTGGCATTTGCCATCAAATTGCGCCTAGTTTCTACGTCAGCGTAACCGACATATTCAACGTGATCCGGCAACTCGTAGCCATCTTCTTTTTGTCCGGCTATGATTAATTTTACTCCAGCTATTTTTGTGGCTTCAATGGCAATATCGACGCCTTTTCCGCTATACACCCTACCAAGATAGAGAAAATAGTCTTGTTTGTTTGCGTTAAAATCAAAGTCATTTAGGTCAAAATAGTTTGGAATTACTACTGAGTAATTGTCCTGTTGGCATTGCCCAACTGAATTTATTCCTCCGAATGCATGGTAAATTGCGTAAGATTCCCAAACCTTCCACCTAGCCCAGTGACCTCCTGCATAACCTATTCCAGGCTCGACAGTTATGAGATCTGGATGGGCATCGCAGATGGGTCGCACTCCTGATCCCCAAAAAGGTAAAATGAAATCATGTTTTTGCTTGCGTGATTCGACTGCTTTTATTGCATTCGCGTAGAATGTTTTGTATGCGTGATCTTCAATGTTAAATTTAAAAAATGTTTTGCGCCAATCGTGCGTTCCGTAAGATAATTTAAAATCTTCGTTACCTAACACGCTAACATGTTCTGTGCATTGCAATTCGCTATCTTCATGCCCATAGTGAATGACTTCATGGCCCCTGTCAGTCATGGCTTTACAAAATTTTAACACCTTCTGCGTGTAAGCGCATGCTACGAATTCTTTTGAAGTTACTGTATGTGGTAATCCTAATGCGTGGAATCTCATAATTTTATACTGATATGACTTTTGAAAATTCTGCGAGACGGCGCATAATTGCGTCACCTCTGTCTTCGCTCATCATCGAGTGCAGTTGTGCTGCTGTAGCGTTTGCTGTCCAGATGACTGGAAGCTCTCGTTCTGATCTTTTGTCGAGAATATCGTAGAGTAATTCTTCAGCCGCCGGAGACAGTCTTCCCTTGCCGAGGTCATCGATCAAGAGCAGTTTTACCTCCTGAGCGTAGCGGATATCCCTGAGAACCTCGTTCTGAAGCTCTCGATTGGCGCTAAATTGCTCCGCTCCATAGCGGCTGATATCGGTTGCTTTGAGGAACATCACCGGATGACCCGCCATTCTCTGGCGGTACAGCAACAAGACGGCGGCTCTTGTTTTGCCGGATCCTGACTCTCCTCGTATTCCTAGACCAATCGGGTTGTACTGCCAGTTCATCGCTGTTTGCGCTAGAACAGGGTTTAAACGCTCTATTTCTGTGTTTCGGTACAATGGTGGCACTTTGCTCCAGAAATCGTCAATTCTGGCTTCCTGACGCTTTTTAGCCTGCGTGTCCTCGGCTGACTCAACCTGTTTTTGAAGGCATGGCTCGCAATAGTTCTGGAAGCATACCTTACGTCCCATCAAATCGATTTCTTCTGCATGAAACTCGGATTGGCAATCTGCACAATTTTTTGTAGGCATAAATTAAAAGGCGTTTTTGTATTTCGAGTTTTCTTCCGCTTTGGCAACAGGAGTTCCTGTCTTGTCCGGCGGAAAGATCCCCTGCCATCCGTTACCGATTGCAGTATTGATTGCAGCAATGGCTTTTTCTTGTCCCCACTCCGCCATCTGCGTCCACTTGGCAACAAAGCTAGTTGGGTAGAGAGGCTTCTTGCGTTCCTTCCGGTAAGCTACGAATGCAATCCAAGCCAACTTGAATGCCTCTGTGCAAAGAGCCTCTGGCAGACCCTCAAAATCAATTTCAGCGTCCTCGGCCCTTTTCTTCTGGGTAGTGGGTATTGGGTATTGGGTAGTGGTTAGTGGGAGGTTGAACGCTGGTACGGGTTGAACGCTGGTTGAGGGTTCGCTCAACGCTGGTTCAACGCTGGTTGAACGCTGGCTCAACGATGGTTCAACTATTGCTCGCTTGTAGGCTGACTTTTTACCAGCATCGCGCTGTTTGGCAATGTATGCATGGTGTTTTGCTACCTCCTCGGTAACCCGCTTGTTTTCCCATCCGCCGTCTGACAATGAGAAGAACTCGGTCAGAATGGCTTTAACCATAGCCTCGGATGACCGGACTCGGCGCGAAAGCACTGCTATATCGTTAGGCAACAGAGCCTCTTTGTCGTACTGAAGATCGATCAGGCGATGATATGTCGCGTCTTCCTCCAGTGTAAGGTGGCTAGTTGCGGTACGATAATCGCCAATATGGAATTGGTAGTAGTTCATCAATTCCTTACCTCCCGTGAATCAACTGTCATCTGTCCATATTCCTTAGAATCGATAATAATTTTTTTACCTGCTCTTCCAATAACGTGAGCCTTAAACACTCTTCCATCTTTCATTTTGATTGTGACCTTTTTGTTAATTTTTTCTACCATAGTTTTGTTGTTAGTATTTGATATCAACTTCTGATTTTTTGATTTGAAAAGCTCCGGCAAGATCAGTCTCCTGATCCATAATTAGACGAGCGTAGGGAGCAGTAAAATCGTTAGTCAGGCGATACTCCTCATCAGTGTCGGTTGTTAGGTAATAATTCCAACGAAGCACCTCATAAAGCATTTTTATGCCAATCTTGCGCTCCTTGTTCTTTTCTCGGAACTGGCGAGCTAAAGATACCAGTGAGGAATAAACGTCAGGGTTTGCGGCATGAAATAATCGAAACCGCTTGGCAATTGGTGATAGTTCTTGGGTGAATTCAAATTCATGTTGCATTTATTTATTTATTGATTGGTTTGCTAAAGTTGGATCATATGAAAAACGATTCTAGGCTCTTCTCCCTTTGCACAATAATATTTGCGCAGAGATAAAGAACAGATTTGCGAATCGTCTATCCAGAAATCCCTAAATGCATCCTGAGTTCCTTTTTGTAGGTTATCTAGGTCAGGACGCTTGTCATGGTAAACGCACTCTGGTGATTGTTTTTTCCCGTTGAGGCGTTGCGGTCTTTCTAGGTAATAATCGACCTTTAAGTGGATCGGCCCATCCCAAGGCGTTTTTGGCTTAAATGCGGACGCATATAGCCGAATTGCCTTTTGATAGTCAGAGGCTTTTTTGGTTTTAAAAAATATCGGCCTCCCCTTGCGTATTACCATCTGTTTACCGGACGTCTGGAGAGACATTGGGCATACTGGTATCGAAATTGATATGGAATCCATAAATTGGTCAGCGTTTTTTCGGATGCGCTGCCCCCGTTTGCCCCTGCCGACCCATTGGGTCTAAGCGAGGAAATTACTTAAAACGGAATCTCATCCCCGTCATCATCTACTGTTTGAGGTTGATACCCGTTACTCTTAGCAACGATATGCTCATCGCGCTTTGCAGCGGATTTTTTAGGCTTATCGCCGGACTTTGTTGCAGCAACAATTGATCGTGCTGTAGCTGTCAACTCAGCTAGATCAGGGAACTCGTCTTTTTTCACTCGTTCACCTTTTGGCTGTTCATCTACAGAGTTAAGCCATGTAGCCTTGAATGTCTTTTTGCCATCGTACTCCTGCTCCTCGATTGCAACTCGGCATTCTTTATTTGTGAAGGGATCAATTGTATCGTCAACGAGTGAAGTGATGTTGCCATCCCACCCGAATAGCGTTGCCAGAGTCTTTGTGGTTCGCTCAATTGTCTTTTCGGTTAGGTATCCATACCAAGTGATTTCTGCCCCTTTCTGATCAGAATCAGGCTCAATGATTTTGAGCGGGAGAGAAATGAATGATGTTCCTGATTTTTTGCTTCGGCCTACGAAGCCGTATACCGGAACTGTTACGATTGCGAGGTAGTTGCCCTCTGCTGTTGGTTTTTTCATATTTATTTAACGCGAGTCATCACTGGCTCGCTGGTTTTTGTTTCGATTGTCTCACCGAGAAGCTCGGCTAGTTTTTGTTTGCCTTCTTTTGCTTTCAGCATGAGTTGATTTGCTACGGCTTTTTCAAGCTCAGGCACTGACACTTTGCATACTGACGCAAATTGATTTGGATCGAGTACGGACTGCAATTTTGAATACGCCTCGTTCGGGTTTGTTATAGATCTGGTTGTCCGGCCTGCTCCCAATTGGTAGCCGGAGATCTCTTGCCCTGCTTTCAGGCGCTCTTTGGCTTCCGCTTTGATTGCAACAATCAGGTCTTCTACGATCTCGGTTTTTTCAAGAAAATAGGACAATTGATCGTTGCTCATTGCTGGAAGCGTTGCGAGCGGAACCTGAGCTAAAACTGACGCTTCTGATCTAGCTTCAGGACAGGTCGATTTGGCTCTGCAATACTTGCAGGAATCAGGCGAAGGAGTGCGTGGAGCGTCTGATTTGTAAGCTTCAGCTACAATCCGGCAAATCTCGTTGTCGGCGCTGCACAAGGAATCCTCGTTGTATTCAGCAATTGTTGTGGGGCCAGCCAGAGGCTGAATGATACAGACAAAAATGCGCTTCAGGTTTGGGAAGTTTCGCTTCACCAATACTGCATACGAACGTAATTGCATGTTTCCTTGCGCTCTCCCCTGAGCAACTCTTCCGGTCTTGTAATCGGTAACGATTGCAGTTGTATCGCCAATGAAATCGAGCCTGTCGATTTGACCGCTCCAATCATCGCCGTACCAATATCGACGTTCCAGAACTGTGTCTGTAATGTCGCCTGCGTTGATGTTATCGATTGCTTCTTTGTAAAAGTTCACGATCAAGTCAGCAATCTCCACCTCGTCGGTGGAAAGATTGCCTTTTCCTGACGCGATGTATTCATGGATGCGAGTGCCTATCTCCGCCGCTTCTCCGGCTAGACCTTTAGGGATGTTCGCTTCGGCATTCCACTTTCCTGCGCATAGCGCATATCCAGCCATGCCGGATCCACTAATCTTGTTTTCACGCTCGTCCATATTAGTTGTCTTCCTTCAAGCTGAACTTCACAACATCATCGAATTTTTCGATAATACGATCCAGTACGGCTGGACGAAGATCAACAATTGATTCGGCATCGTGCTTCACTTTTTTGAAAGCAAGAAACGCAAAAATATCAGCCTCATTTAGCCCCTCTCGATTGAGGAGCAAATTGATCTCATCGATTGCGGATAGTTGAGTAGACGGCAAAGCCTCCTGAACTATTTCTACCTCGATCTCTTTAAAAACAGGCTTTGCAATGGCAGGCTTTTCAGGCGATGAGATTGCAAAATCACTGACTTCCTCTGGAGTGTAGAAGCCGGAGATAATTGACGGGAACACTGCTCTAACTCCCTCGCTGATGCAGCGTGCTGACAGCATCTGGCGCGGGAACTTCCGGTAGGTATCGTTGCTGGCTAGTCCGGCTCGCTTGGCGTCATCGATAGACCATACGATGGTAACCTCGCCGCCCTGAGCGTGCGAGAATGTCGCGCTGACCTTTTCGTTTGTCCGCTCATTCCACCGAATGGAACCTCCGGCCTGCTGGAAGCGTGCAAGCATCGCGTCCGCCTTGAGCGATGGCTTGCCCTTGATCAGATGGTAGTCCTTCACTGCACTGGCAGGATGGCGTCCTTCGCTTTGAGCGACAAGCATGAGGGTCAACACCTGTTCTTGAGTGTCGAAGCCGTACAGGCGGCTTTTTGCGATTGTGGCGGCTTGCTGTTGAACTTCGCTGAATGGGATTAATTGTGACATATATTTATTAGTTGGTTTTTTAGGTTGGTGGAGCGGGGATAGAACCCGCTCCGGTTTGGTTGATTTAAATAATTTCTAACAACTGAACAACAAATCGACGGCCATTTTCTGTTATTACAACTTCCCCTTCGTTAGAAAGTTTTGACTTCATTCTCCTCTGCTTTAATACAAGGCAGATTTCCTTTTGGAGTGCTTCCACTATCTCGGTTTCGTTTGGCTTGAGGTATTTTTTCATTTTTTCTGGTTTCTTGTTTAAGAAATTATGCAGTTAGTTCAATAATTTCCCATACCCCGTGATATTTGTAATCGTTTAAACCTTTGGCTACATTTTCAGCACCTTCTCGCGTGTTCCATTTAAGTCCGCTTGCGCGATGTGACCAAGCGAGTTCACCCCTGCTGCGAACCAATTTTTCACCCGTATGCTTATTTTTAATTTTGTATTCGGGTTTGATTGGCACAACATCGATGAGCTCGATGTTGTCGTTGTAATTCCATACAAGGTTGAAGAACGCTTTGTGAGCAGTGATATGGTTAGCGTGAAACTGGTCTGCCTTGAACGATTCCCCGTCGAAATAGAGACCCGTGAATTTGTTTTTTGCGATGTAGTTGAACTCTGTATTTTTCATTTTATTTATTTATTTTTGGTTTTTCGTTTCAGGCGTTG